GTCACACCACTGAGCCCAGGTGATCGCCTCGGCTTCAGCTAGACCGTCCAGATGGCCCTGTACGCCATACAGCGACAGATGCTGGTCCTGATAGGCCGTCGCCTGCTTGAGCCGCTCCAACTTCGCCCTGAACAAGTAGTGCTTGGAGTCTGCTGCGATAGCCTCGCAAATAGGCAGTGAACGGCTCATGCCTGCACCTCCTGCGGCTTTAGCTCTTTGCCCAGCTCGCGCATGGTGCGGTACAGGCCGGCGATGTGCGGGTGGTCCTCGAGGATGCGCTTGCCGCGCCACCCCTGGGCTGTGTAGCGGTACTTGTCGTCGAACCAGCAGTCCGTCATCTGCAGTTGAAACTGCACGGTCAGCCAGCGCAGATAGGCCTCGGCCTGGGTGGGGTTCAGCTTGATTTCAATGGAAACGTCTGTGTTCATGTGGCCACCGTTCGGGCGCAACTTTCCCCTACCCGCGCAAAGGCGGGCATGGAAATGGGTCAATTCAAGGGGTGATCAGTTAACGGCTGCTGCAGCCAGGTGCGCCGCGGGCGGCTGGAGCCGCGCCGGCAAGTGGCGCAGGGGGATTAATACCGCCTCGCCCGAAGAGAAATCGATCAAGGCCACGCGCCCCTCCTCCCGAGTGCCGTAGTTGATGCCGATGCCGCGTGCCGGGCGGCTGTCCAGCTCGCTCATGGCCAGGTGTACCAGGCGGTCCGCCATAAACGCCGGTACCTCCAGCGAATTGACCAGGTAGCTCACAGCCCGGTCGAACAGCTTGCCGTCGTCGGCCAGGTGCTCGGCCTGGTGGCGCTTAAGGAAATGGCGGGCCGCCAGCTGCATGCTGCTGCGGTACTCCTGGGCGTCGCCGATCTGAGTGATGGTGTTCATGCGTTTGCTACCTCCGGTTCCATGTGGTCAAGCAGGTCGAGTTGGTCGGTTTTCGGGCGGCTGTCGCGCAGCGCCTGCATGCGCTGTACCGAGGGGGCCAGCGGCAGCGTGATGCGGGGTTTATCCAGGCCGGAGGGGCTCAGGGCGAAATCCCAGCTCAGCGAGCCGGTGTAGGTCGCCCCACAGGCGATGTTCAGGCACTGCGCGTACATCGTTTTGTAGGTCGGCGTCTGCGCCTCGCTGTTGCGGATGCGCATGCGGCTCCCGCAGGCTGGGCAAAGGCACTTGTAACCACCGTTATGGGCAACGCTCACATCTTCCTCCCCTGCCGCCAGTCGCGGCTCCGGCCTGGGCCGGTAAATGTTGTTCAGTTCTGCCCGGGCTTTTGTGCCAGGTGCAGCAAAATCACCGCGTTGATTTCCGAATGCCGGGCCGCTACATGGCGCCGGTGCGCCGCCAGCAGCAGGTCGCGCTCGGCGTCGTCGATCTCGCCATCGGCCAGGGCCTCGGCCAGCAACTGGTCAACGGTGCCGCGCAGTACCGCCGTGCGGATCGAGCGCTGGTAGAGCTCCACGTTGTCCAGGTCCACCGGGTTGGCATCCGGTACGAACACGCCGCCGTACATTGCAGCGACATAGTCTGGAAAGTGGGTGGTGCCGGCCTGCTGTTCGAGCAGCAGGATCTGATCGTCACTCAGTGGGCGGCAGCCGGCGTTCTCGTAGAGCTGGTTGTCGAAGCGCTTGAGGTCCAGCCCCAGGCGCGCCGCGGCGCACTCGCGCCCGCCTGGGTAGGCGGCTACTACGGCACTCATCATCTGGCGGCGGGTTTCTAGAATTGGGCGCTTCATGTTCTGGTTTCTCGCTGAGGCCGGTGCCATTACTGTGGAATCACAGCGCCGATATCGGTGGCGCGGCGCCCGTACTGATCTGGCGTACCGGCGACCACGCCTTCCTTGATGCCCAGCAGGACGGCGGCACGATGGGATTCGCCGCGTACGCCTTTCTTCGCTCCGGACAGCACTTGGTAGCAGGTGAACGGATCGAGGCCGTGCTCGCGGGCAAACTCCTGGACGGTCTTGCCCTGCTTCGCGAGCCATTCCTTCGCTTGTTTGGGGGTGCGTGTGGCTGGCATGATTCAAAACCATTCAATTGAGTGGTGTCAACGGGAATTTCTATTCAAATGAGTGGTCTCGGCGAAAGGTTGCGCGAAGAAAGGAAGCGGCTCGGCCTCTCGCAGGCCGATTTCGGCGCGCTCGGTGGCGTGCGCGCGAATGCCCAGGGCAAGTACGAAGCCGACGAACGCAACCCCGATTCGGCCTACCTAGAAGGGCTGGCCGCCGCCGGCGTTGATGTGCTGTACGTGCTCACCGGCAAGCGCACGCCGGTGACTGCGGATGGCCTGGCGGACGATGAAAGCGAAGTGCTCAACCACTATCGATCGATGCCCGACGGGGACCGTGCTGCAGTGCGGAGAATGACTACCGCACTCGCGGAGTCGGCGGGCAGGTATCAAACCGAAAAATAAGCCGCACATAAGGAGCAGGCATGGAAGCTTTTGTAGGGCTGGCGCTGGTCGCCATTGGGGTGGCCATATTCGTGGCCCTAGTGCGGCGCACCAATCGCAAGGGCGCCGCGCTGCTGTCGCAGGCGAAACCCTGGGAGACTCACAAGCCGAAGCCTCTCAACAAGCAACAGCGGAAGCGTCTGGGAATTAGCTCCCCGCCTTCCGCTCAGCACGACCAGCCCGAGCGCCGCTCTCCTGATCACTCCGCGACACCCAGCCGCGCCATGCGCAGCGGGTGGAGCCTGGGAGAGGTCGCCTTCACCTACGAGGATTCAGCGGGTGACGTCACCTATCGCACGGTCACCGTTCATTCCGTGACGTCCACTTATCTCAAGGGCGAATGCCAGGACCGCCAGGCGGAGCGAACTTTCAAGATTGAACGCATCATCGGCGATGTGGTGGATCTCGATACCGGCGAAATCCTGCGGCCTCGGAGCCTTGCGCGTCACTTCGCCTGAGCTGACCTGTACATGAAAAAGGAGCTGCCGCATGACCCCAGCCGAAACCATCACCGACGATCTGCCTGCCGCCTTCGGCGCCCGTCTGGCCGAAGAGCGCAAGCGCCTGCGCCTGGAACTGCACGAACTCGCCCACCTGGCAGGCCACACCGACTACATGCAGAAGCGGTTCGAGAACGGGACATCCACCATCCCCATCGATTATCTGCAGGCCTTGGCCGCGCGCACCGATGCGGATGTGCTCTACATCATCACCGGCACCCGTAGCCGCTGACCAACACACACGACAAGGAGCGTCACCATGCGCAACCTCCTACTCGGCCTGCTGCTGGCTGCCCCGCTTGCCACCGCTGCGCCACCCAAACTGATCAGCGCCGAAGAATTCGGCAATGCGTGGCCCTTCGTTCCGGAAGAGATGCACCTGCAGTGCCTGCCTGGCAATGCCGTGGTGGTGACCGATCCGGAGACGGGGCGGATGTATGGCTTGAACGGCGCTGCCAGTGGCAAGGCGCGTCAGCTTGGGCTGGAGCCGTTGGATGGCGCGTGGGCTGAAAACAAAACCATTCCAGGACTAAAGCAGAGCGTCGGGCCAGTGATCGAGGCCGGGCTGAAGCTCTGCCGCTGAGGCGCTTGGGTTCTCCGCAATCGAGGGTACGGTCATTTTTCGTATCCACAGGAGTGACCCAATGAGCAGTAACGCCAACCTACCCATCGCCCCGATCACCGCCCAGGAACGCGAGGTGCTGCGCCTGTTTCGGCAGCTGTCACCGCAGGATCAGCAGCACCTGCTGCGTCTGCTGGGCGCACTGGCTACCGTGCCAGGGTAGGAGGCAACAACAAGAACCCGGCCAAGCGCCGGGTTTTGTTTACATGCACATGGGCGCTTCGCCCTGCTCTGCCCACTCCTCGTCAATCAGCTCCCAGGCGGAGCGCTGGGGCTCTGCCGGCGGCTGCTCAGTCAGGCGTTCGCTTGTATTCGCTTCCATTCCCGCTCCACGGCGCGCTGGGCGCTGCTCTTTTCGGTGTACAGGTGCAGCAACCGCTTGGGGTTGGCCTGGTCGCCCTCGGTGAGTTGGCGCTGCTCGCCGGCCTTGGCGTCGCGGTACCATGCGACCACCCCAGTGTAGGCGTCGCTCTGCTCGGCCAACGCGGCCACCTCGTCGGTATCCGGCAGTTTGGATTCCAGCTCCAGGGCGGTGGTGTAGCTGTCCGGGGTGAAGCTGTGGCGCACGTTGGCGCCGAGCCAGACGATGGTGGCGATCTCGGCCTTGACGCCCACCAGGCTGTAGGTGAGTTCGGGGATCAGATCCGGCCGGCCCTTGGCCAGGGTATAGCTGAGCGTGGCGGCGCCGCGCTGCAGGCGTGACCATTCGGCGCGGGCGGCGCGCAGGGCGCTGTCCTGGTCGGCGTAGGTGTGGCGCAGGTCCTTGAGGCTGTCGCCGGCGCCGGCGATGGCCTCTTTCTTCTCGGCGCTGCCCAGCTCGTAGTAGTAGGCGCGCACGCCGCTGTAGCTGTCGCGGTCGGCCTGAAGGTAGCGGTGCTGGTCGCCGTCGGCGCGGGTCAGGGTGATATGCGGCAGCGGCGCGCCGCTGGCGGTGGTGGATTTGCCGGCCGGCATGAACAGCAGGCGCTCGGCCTTGACGCTGGCGATGGCGTCGAACTGCTGGCCCAGGCGGGTGATGAGGTTG